CGGCAACACAGCAGCATAAGGATAATGCATGTCAAAAGTAGAGAGTAAAAAAGAAGATACGGCAAAAGTGCGTATCTTCTCCAAGCGCGAAGGTGATGTTATTTGTCCCGATGGTATTGTGATGAAATTCCAGCAGGTAACATTAGTATCTAAAGAGACGAAGGAATGGCTCTTTACATCATTTCCTGAATTAATGCTGAAGGTTGATTGATGATTACTGTAAGCGATATCGATGTTGATGATTTCAAGGACTTTTTCGTTCGAGATTTTCAATACGCTATCGCTTCTGGGCAAACGGAATCTGTATACGAGTGCCAAAAAGATTATGTGATGGATTCGGACATTACGAAATCTTTCAGTGAAGCTAAAATAAACTTCAATGAAGCTCTTTTTGGAACAGATGATTCCCTAAGAATCACATTTTTATATCTAGCCGCACATTATTTGGTGAATGATTTGCAGACATCCCAGCAGGGATCAGGATCTAGCGGTTTCTTTCCGGTTAGTTCAAGATCGGTTGGTGGTGTTTCAGAGTCTTATTCGATTCCTACATGGATGCTTAAAGATCCAGTCTTAGGAGCTTTTTCAACGACAAGGTACGGTCAAAAATATATCTCACTGATCAAGCCGCTACTTATCGGCAATGTGGTTGTATGCGAAGGTGCTACAACGTACAGGTGATTTATGAGCGACATCGAATATAAATATGATGAGACAGAATTAAAAAACATAATCAAGTTTTTATCGAAGAATCACACGGTAAAAATAGGTGTTTTAGGAAAATCTAAAAAAGGTGTCTATGAGGGTATTGGTGCGGTTGAATTGGCAGCACAGCATGAATTTGGGGCATATTCGTATCAAATAGATGCTTATATTCCTAGACGATCTTTTCTTGAGTTAACTAAAGAAAAGAAAATGATGAAATATCATACTTGGCTACTTACAAAGCAAAAAACAATTTACAAAAAAATCGCAGATGGTAAGGGCGAACAATTTTTAAATTTGATCGGTACGAAATGGGTAGCTTGGGTAAAAGAAACATTTATGGCTGAAGGACCGGGCTGGAAAGAATTATCAGAAATAACAATTCAAAAAAGACGAGAAAAATCAGGAAGAGCAGCAGGAAATGAAACAGCGGAGACATTTCCAATTTTAAGAGATACTGGTGCTTTGATGAGAAGTATCACCCATGAGGTCATAAGTGATTAAAGGATGGTTCCCAAATTTGAATAGTGCTGTTATGGCTTGGGCGCAAGTTACCCGTATTTTCATAGTGGGGAAAAGACAAGAAGATTATAAAACTTATGAAACATTCTATGAGTACAAACTAAAAATATTCAGAGTACCAACTGGCCAGCAGTTAGAGATGAAAAAAGAGGGTCAACGCTCTTGGAATAATGAAACGATTTACACAGATAATTCAGTTAAAATTGATGTTGATGACATAATCTATTTTGATAACATAGAATCAAAACGATACAGGATAATGAATAAGACAGATTATAGTGACTTTGGTTTTGTAAAATACGAAATAATGAGTGACTACGGATGACAATAAGAACAACGCCACAAATTATATGTGATATTTTAAAAACCTGCATGAAGTTAAGTGCGGATCAGATTTGGATTTATAACCAAAGGCGAGAGATCCCAAGCGATAAAAAACTTTATGTTGTCGTGGGAATGATGTCAGCTATTCCTTATGGAAATAACAAAAACTTCTCGACTTCTGGACAAGATAATTTATCTCAGTATATTAAAGAGATAATAACAATTGATTTATTATCATATTCAACTGAAGTTCAAGAAAAATATTCGATGGTTTTAGGTTCGTTAGTATCGACGTATTCGCAACAAATACAAGAATCATTGGCTTTAAAGATATTTCCAATCCCATCAAGTGTTTCAGATGTCTCATCAATAGAAGGTGCAGCTCTTTTAAATAGGATAGCAATTACTTTGCCAGTGCTTAGAAAGTACGATATGCTATTAGAAGCAAATTATTATGATGATATTCCTGACTTTACTCTGACTAATGAATAATGACTAATTATAGGGGTGCTATATGGCAATGATTAATATCAACAATGTTGTAAATATTAGTGTTTTATCACCGGCAGCAGGTTTAGCGCCTTACAATGTGAATAACCTTGTTTGTTTTACAAAAACCGATCCCGGCGTTACTGGACCATCAGGACCACTAGCGGCAGGCTTTGCCGTATATTCTAACTACACCGATGTTGAAACAGATTTCGGAAGTGGAACAGATGTTGCAACAGCGGCAACAGCGGTTTTTAGTCAATCACCAAACATCATTTCTGGTGGCGGTTATTTTGTCGTTGTTCCTATGCTTACAGATGAAGTCTTGGAGCAAGCGATCGTAAGAGCAAAGGGCTTGATATATTACGGTGGGTGCGCCGCAACCTTTACTCTTGGTGTCACAGGTCCAACCGGATATACGGGAGCAACAGGAGCGAATCTAGAAGCTCTCAGAGCAGCAGCTGTTGCACAGACAGAAAGAAAGATGCTATTTCTAGCCGATTCAGCCGTTGGTTCTCTCACGACTCCCGGTCTGGCATATACAGTACAAAATCAAAGCTTAGATAAAACGAGAGTTCTGCATGATACGGTAGCAGCCGATCTTCAGAAATTCATTTGGGGATATGCTGGCAGAGGCATGTCAACAAATTTCAGCGGATCAAATACCGCGACAACAATGCATTTGAAAACAATCAAAGGTTTGTCGTCTGATACGGGACTTACCCAGACGATTTTAACAGCCGCAAAAGCCGCTGGTGCAGATGTCTATGCTAATATCGCTGGTCAGGCTTGCGTGATGTCTCACGGTGCCAACGAATTTTTTGATGACGTTTACAACCTTAACTGGTTTGTTGGTGCTCTGGAAGTGGCAGGCTTCAATTATCTGAGAACTACTGGCACAAAGATTCCTCAGACTGAAGCGGGGATGGTCGGTCTAAAGAATGCCTATACTGAGATTTGTTTGCAAGCAGCAACCAATGGTTTCTTGGCTCCTGGTACATGGACTTCCCCAGATACTTTTGGCGATCCCGTAAATTTTCTAAGCAATATTTCGTCATTTGGTTATTTTGTTTATTCTTCGCCGGTAGCAAGCCAAACAGCAGCAGACAGAGCTTTGAGAAAAGCTCCTGTAGTTCAGATTGCGGTTAAATTTGCTGGTGCCATTCATTCGACGGATGTAATTGTTAATATTAACAAATAAAGGAATATAAAATGGGAACATTATCTTTAACGGGTGCAGATTCTATATATTTCGGATCGAGATTATTGACTAGTTTTTCTGCGGGCGAGGTAGCTAAATTAACATATGCAAACGATTTAGCTACTGTGAAAACAGGGAAAAATGGAAATACAATTTATGCATATAATGCAAGTAGCTCTCAATCTTCTCTCGAAATAAAGATTATTAAGGGATCGGATGACGATGCTTATTTACAAGAAAGAATACAAGGATACAGGTCTAATCCAGTCGGTTATATTGTTGACTTAGTTAATATTACAAAATCATATGGTGATGGCGGCGGTAGAGTTACAAATGAACAATTTCTACTTCAGGCGGGGATTCCCACAAAGCAAGTGGAAGCTACTGTCAATGTAGAGGGTGATACTGATCAAGCAATTGCGGTATACACATGGACATTTGCGAATACTCTTAGAAGTCAGGTTGTAGCAGTATGACAGAAAAAATTAAACTTCCCTCTGGTGCGGTTCTTGATGTAACTCTCATGCCATTTGAAACGGCATGGGAGGTATGCCAATTAGTTACGAAAGAGATTGAAAAATTATCGATCGATCCAAACGTAATGAATATTTTTTCCAGAGATGAAAAAACAGATGTTTCTTTTGCTGAATTATTTGATTTAAAAGGCCCGATTTGTGGGATTTTGTCAAATCCTATGCTGGTAGCGGCAGCTAAAGTTTGTTTTGCTAGATGCACGTATAATGACATACGAATCGATAAGAACACATTTGAAAAAGTAGAATGCAGAGGTGATTTTATTCCTGTAGTTTACTTCGTTTTAAAAGAGAATCTATCCCCTTTTTTCGGAAGTCTGCTTTCGTTTTTCTCAACGAAATAAAAACTAGCGAAGTAGACCCGAACTCACCTAAAATCAAAATAGAAATGTCATATCATCGGTGCATGGTTATGGAATTATCATTAGCTGGTTTTGGTTCTCCTGAAGTTCTAATGGGAACAAGAGTAGATTTAATTATTGATGCATATGATTATTTAAAATATAAAAATAAATATGAGCATCAATATTCTTTGCGGAGTAAGCAATCATGCAGTTAGGCGAATTATTTTTTAGCTTAGGCTTTAAATCTAAGGGTTTTAAAGAAGCCAAAGATTTTACTAAATTAATAAATGGAGCTAAATCTAGTCTTGACAAAATGAGTGCATCATTGTCAAAGGCTTCAAAAGTAACCACAACAAGTTTGGGGGAAATGAATAAAGGGTTTAAAGAAACCAATACGGTAATGGATCGAACTGTAAGTATTGCGATGGTTTTGAAAAATATGTTCTCAGGTCTTGGGAGCATTATTTCTACCTTGGCTAAAGGATTCATGGCGGCGGGTGCAGCGGTAATTTATTTCTTGAAGTCATCTAGCGATATAGCGGTGACGATCGATAAATTAAGTGCCGCTACGGGTACGGCAATCGGCAAGCTCTACAACATGAAAAAATTTGCCGCTGAAAATAACGTAGAATTTGACTCTATGGCTTCATCATTGGAAAGAGTCATAGGAATCGCTCAAGATATCCGCATTGGTAAATTAGTGCCTTCACGTTATTATCAAATGCTTCAAATTGATCCAATGGCTACATATGAGAAACAATTGGAACAGCTCTCTAAAGCTCTTAAACGCCATCCTGATCTTCAGCAAGCACTAGCGGGTGCGAGAGACTTAGGATTTACAAAAGACGATATCTACATCGCTCAGACAGTCGCAGACATCTATGAGAAATTGAATAAAGAGATAGGCAATAAATCTGATCACGACAGGATGATTAAATTCAATAAAGAATTAAATTCTTTCTTTGAAAAGATGCGGGTAAGTTTGGGTGGACTACTTATTCATTCAGCGCCTTTATTTGAAAGAATTTTGAAAAAAGTAGAAGAATTTGTAACTTATCTTAATTCATTAGATGCAACAGAATTTGATAAATTGATCAATGATTTTTTAGATGATCCATTAAAGACAATAAGAGAAAAAGTAGAAGAAATAATGGATCTTATTGAAGAAAGATTAGATGAAATATTTGATAATATAGAAGCAAGGATTGATAAATTCATTGCTAATTTCAAATTGGACCCTTTTAAAGCAATGTCAGATTTAACGGAAGGTTCTGGACTAGGACCAGCCTACCCAGCAGATACACAAAAAGCTAGAGTAGAACAAGTTATTGAAGGACTTCCAAAAAAAGTAGATGGGAAAATAACAATTCCTAGAGAAACTATCGAAGGTGCCAAGTCAATACTTCCTAAAAGGGTTATAAAATGGGGTAAAAAATTATTAAACCATTTAGGCATTAAACTTAATGAAACGCCATGGCAAATGCCAACATCGATGCCAACACCAACGGCAACATCGATGCCAACACCAACGGCAACATCGATGCCTACGCCGGTTCCAATTCCATCTTCGCTCCATTTTAAGGGATCGGTGATTAACGGCAAAGCTCCTTTATCTGAAGCGGATGAAATTAAAGCAATTCAACAGAGGTTAAAAGAGCACAACAGAAAAAGCACCGAAAAAAATAATAAGAAACAAATAGATGCCACTATTAATAAAGTGTTTGGAGGCAGTAAGGAAATTGGTAGAGAAGCAACTCCTGAAGAAGTAAAAGATTTTAAAGAGAAATTAAAAGGAGCGACTTTATATACCGATCCAGAAAAAAAACCAGTAGAGGAAGAATCTTATTTCGATAAATTAAAAAAATTTCTTAAAGAAACAAAAAAAGAAGGAGAGAGAATATTTGAATCTACCAAAGATCTTTTTAATTCCGATAAAAGCGGGACGGATTCAAATTATTACCAGCCACAATGGGTTCCTAGAAAAGATAAATTTGAGCCTGATATGCCTAAAAAAACGCCTGATTCACAAAAATATATGAATCCAAAAAAAGGCAGCGAAATGCCGGTAATTTTCAACATAGAAATTAATGAATCAAAAGATCCAAGAATGACAGCAGAAGTAATAAAACAAACATTTAGCAACTCATTCTGGCAACTTCAGAGAGGCGAAAGATGAGCATATTAAACACAGTATCATCAGGAGCATCAGCTATTGGTGTAGGGGGATCGATTCTCGGTCTTATCCCTATGGGGAAAGCGTTATTCATGCCTAAATCGGACGCTATTCCAAAGGGAATTGCAGGCTTTGTATTTGATATAAATCTAACTGAAAGTGTAACGCATAGTGCTCAAATTACCGATCATTATTCAGAAGATAATACTTATTTACAAGATCATATCGCCATTAGCCCTATGATGATTAGTCTAACGGGAAAAGTGGGAGAACTTGTCTGGCGTAAACAACCTCTAACAGAATTTCTATATGCAATGGTTGATAGGTTAACTCCATTGCGTATTTTTAAACCAGCTCAATCATTTCAAATGCAACAAGCTATCTATGAAATTGAATTAGCTAATTTCGCCAATGACTCTTTGCAGAGGTCTTTAAAAAGTCTTAAAGATGTTTTCAAAGGAAATGAGACTAAAACTAAGCAACAAGATGCATATGGTGTAATTGAAGGTTTTTTTAATAACAGAGCTTTGATGACTATCGAGACTCCATGGAGAACATTTGAAGACATGGTTATTGAAAGCTTTAATGTTTCACAAGATGAAACAACAGCAGATGAAACAACTTTCATGATCACCTGCAAACAAATGAGATTTGTTGGAATAGAAACCTCTCCTGGTTCATTAATTACGACTCGATATGATAATTCACAAATTGAAACTAAAGGTCTTCAAAAAGGCAACGCAGCATCTTCTGTTTTTATGTTAAATCGTATGGAAAAGATGGTGAACTAATGAGACAAATAACTAAAATATCCAATCAAACCAAGCAACAATTTAAATTTGTTATTGACGGTTATTCACCTGTAACAATAAATATTCAATTTAAATTGAGCCAATATGCATGGTTTTACTCTTTAAAATGGGGTGTTTTTGAATTAAACAATGAAAAATTAGTTTGTTCTTTAAACCTACTAAGACAGTTTAAAAATATAATTCCTTTTGGCATATTCATTTATCATCCTCAAAAATTAGATCCATGCGACATAAATGATTTTACGGTAAACGGTTTTGAATTTTATATGCTCGATGAATCCGACATAGAAACCGTAGAGGGATATTATGTCAAATCGTAAATTTAATAGGCAATTTATACTTCGGGTGGAAAGCAACGAAGGCGAGTATCACGAGATAATTAGCCCATTGACATGCGAATTTAATATCACGAGGCACAATCAAGCATCGACTAATGTAGCTAATTTTGTACTGTATAATCTTTCATCAGAGATACGAAATTCAATTTATAAATATTCTGGTGATGTTTGGACAGTTAGACAAATAGAATTTTATGCCGGTTATGAACAAATGAATGGCGGTCAATTGCCAAGATGTTTTAAAGGGCAGGTTTTAAATTGTTTCTCGGTACGACAGGGATCAGATTATAGAACAGAAATAGAAGCTTTCGAGATGTTTCCAGAATTAATCTATGATCAAATTAGCGAGACTATTTATAAAAATACTCCGACATCATTAGCTATAAAGAGAATCGCAAGTTCTGTCAAAGGACTCGGTGCGGTTACTATAAGTAAAACATATTCAGAATTAACAAAAAGGACAG